ATGTCTACAGGCGCCACACCCCACCCATAGCCTCAACCCAACCCACCCGCAGCCATGACCTCCCGCCGCGAGCAGATCCTGTCCCACATCGCCACCACCCTGGCCCCGACCGCTGGGATCACGACGGTTCACCGGAGCCGCGTCGAAGCATTCTCGCGCGATGAGGCGCCGGCCCTGGTCATCGAGCCGATCGCAGACCGCTGCCAGCCCTACAGCACCTGCAAGCTCGACTGGACCCTGGACCTCGCCGTGGTCGTCCACACCCGCGGGCCGATCCCTGAGCAGCTGGCGGACCCCATCATCGTCTCAGCCCATGCCCTGCTGATGGCTGACCGCACGCTGAACAACCTGGCCATCGACATCGTGCCGACCGGGACCGACTTCCAGCGTGACAAGGCCGACCTTCTCTCCCTCTGGCAAGTCAACACGTACGCGATCCGCTACCGCACCCTGGGGAGTGACCTCGAAAATGGCTAGGTCTCGCAGATCCCCTAGACTGACTGCAGAATCCGCACCCGCCATGGCTGCCACCGCCCCGCCGCTGCCTGCTGCAGGCGGCTCCTATGAGCTCCAGGCGGGCGAATGGGTCTGCACTCAACAGACCACGATGCCGGCACCCGAGCCGGAGCCGGAGTGTGCACCATGCACGGCACCACCCCCGGACATGGATCCTGAAACCGACCCCATCCCCGAGGACTGACCGATGCCGATCTGGCGCAATCGTCTTGCCCTGGTCAAAGCTGAATCGACCTACGGCACCAACATCAATCCGGCAGCCAGTGACGCGCTGCTGTTCACTGAGCTCGACATCGAACCGCTGGCGCTGGAGCTGGTGGAACGCGAGACGATCCAGGCCTACATGGGCCACCGGGCCAGTGTGGTGGCGCAACGATCGGTGCCGGTGAAGGCCACGGTCGAGCTGGCCGGCAGCGGCACCGCTGGCACCGCCCCACGATGGGGCCCGATGCTCAAGGCAGCCGGCTGCGCTGAGGCGGTCGTCAGCTCCACCAGCGTCACCTACTCGCCGGTGTCGAGCGGGTTCAGCTCCTACACCTGCGAGTTCTATGCCGACAACGGCAGCGAGCAGGCGATCGTCGGCGTTCGCGGCACCGCTGAGCTAAGCCTGTCGGTCGGTGAGATCCCGACGCTCGCATTCGATCAGATGGGCATCTACGGTGCCCCGACAGCCGTGTCGCTGCCCACCCCGGCCTACACCGCCCAGGCGGCGCCGCTGATCGTCAACACCGACAACACCGCCACGGTGAGCGTGCACGGGTTCTCCGCGTGCATGACAGCCTTCACGTTCAGTCTCGGCGTTGAAATGGTCTTCGAGCAGAAGGCCGGGTGCACGAAGCAGGTGCGGATCACGGAGGCCAAGCCGACCGGATCGATCACGATCGAACTGCCGGCCTTCGCCACGAAGGACTTCCTCACGATCGCCAGCAACCAGACCACCGGGTCCATCAGCTGGGTGCATGGGGCCACGCCCGGCAACATCGTGACATTCACCGCTGCGCAGTGCGCGTTTGATTCGCCCACGCTGGACGAATCGGATCAGGTGACCCACATCACCCTTCCGTTCCGCGCGCTGCCGAACACCGGCAACGATTCGTTCTCCCTGGCGCTGACCTGAGCATGGCATTCGTTCTTGAGCAGACCCCTACCTTCCGGTGGCCGATCACGATCCGGGAAGTGCAGGACGGCGGACGGGTGCGGACGCATCAGTTCGAGGCGATCTACCGGCGGCTGCCACAGAGTCGCATGGATGCCGTGCAGCTGCAGTACCAGGCGATCAAGGCGGCAGCCAGCCGTAACGAGGTGATCGACGACATCCCCACCCGTGCGATCGCTGATGAGATCCTGGCCGGATGGGAGGGCATCACCAACCCTGACGGGTCTGCGGTGGAGGTGACACCGGAGGCAAAGGCGCAGCTGCTGGAGGTGGCGACCGTCGCTGATGTGCTGGTCACCACGTTCTTCGAGGCGCACGACAAGGCCAGGGTAAAAAACTGATCGGCGCCGTGGATCACCTCTTCCGCTCGAAAGGTGACACGGCGCAGGCAGAAGCCGATGCGGCACGGTTCGGCGTGATCCTGGAGGCGCACCACCTGGCGCCACGGAACCACCACCTATGGGCGGAGCTGTGGCCGGTGGTGAATCTGTTTCAGCGGAGCATGACGCAATGGCGGGCGACGTCAAGCGGGGTCGTGGGGCTCGACTACGGGGTCATCCTCGGCCACCTGGCGCCGCTGTTCGATGTGACCGTGGATCCTGCGATGATGGATGATCTTCAGATGATGGAGCTCCACGCCAGAGACCTGCTCAACCGCAACGCGAGGAAGTAACCATGGCTGCCCTGAAGGCACTGCTCCAGATCCAAGCTGACGTTCAAGGCGAGAGCAAGGTAACTGCACTGGGCGGGGCCATTGCTGGTGTGGGCAGGACCGCAACGGCGGTAACAGGCAGCCTGCGGGGCCTGACGGCGGCAGCCGGGATGTCTGGACTGGCCGGGTCGATGACCGCGTTGGCGCCGCTGTTGTCGATTGCTGGATTGGTTGGCATGGCCAAGTCTTCGCTTGACGCTGGCAATGCCATGTTCGATCTGTCGCAGAAGACCGGGGTCAGCGTTGAAGCGCTGGCAAGATTCAAGAAGGCGGCAGGTGTCTCGGGCACCAGCATCGACGCAGTAGGCGGCGCATTGGTCAAGCTGTCTAAAGCTATGTCAATGTCCCTGAATGATGTTGCCAACTCGGCAGGGAACAGTGCTGAAATGATTCAGCAGAAGACCAGAGAAAGTATTGAGCGATCTGTCGACGCGATAAGGTCTGGCGCCGATCGTCAGATTGCGGCCGTGAAAGGCGGCGAACGCCGCCAGCTGGACGAAGTGAAGACTGCGGCTGACAAGCGAGTGGAAGCGATCGAACGCGAATCAGATCGGCGTCTCAGTGAACTGAACAGGCGTTACCGTCAAGAAGAAAAGTTACTCAACGACAACTACGACGACGAAGCCGATCGGAGGCAGGAAGCTGCTGACGAGTCACAGCGAATCGAAGAACGCAGAATTGAAGACTACTATCAGGCTAGGCGAGATCAGATCCAGGACGACGAAAGACTGAGCAATCAGCAGAAAGAAGGATTGCTCAGGAGGCTTCAAGATCAGCAAGAGGATCAGATGGTGATTCTCCGCAATGGCTACCAAGCAAGGCGCAAGCAGGAATCACGGCAGCTGAGAGACCAACAGGAAGCGGAGTCTCAGGCGCTGCAGGACAGGAAGGCAAGAGAAGAGTCCGCGATTAGGCAATCAGCAGCACGTCAGAAGGAGATCGTAGAGAAGGGCGCAGAGCAGCAGAAGGTAGCGATAACGGCGGCAGCCGATGCAGCAGCAGCCGCAATCAAGAAAACAGCGGACGCCAACATTAAGAATCTGCAGGCAACTATTGAAAGCGCAGATCCGCTATCGAAGGCCATGGAAGACATGGGCCTTAACGGCAAGGCGGCTTCCAAGGCATTTCAAGAACTTGGAATCAACCTAAGAAATAGTGATGGCACGCTCAAGAGCGCCGACAGAGTGATGCTCGACATCGCCAACAAGTTTAAGGAGATGCCGGACGGGGTTGAGAAAACATCTCTAGCCATGAAGCTGTTCGGCCGATCTGGTGCCGAGATGATACCCATGCTCAACATGGGCGGAAATGCAATCGAGGCGATGCAGGTCAAGATGACTGAAGCCTTTGCCGAGAAGGCTAATCAATACTCAGACAAGCTCACCATCCTATCCGGCAAGGTCGGAGCGTTAGGCATGGACATCATGGTAGCCCTACTGCCTGCGCTCGACAGCTTGGCAACAATGCTTACCGTTGTGGTGTCAGCTTTCAATGCGCTACCTGAACCCTTGCGAAATCTCGTTGTTCTCGCATCGGTGCTCGCTGTGGCATGGGGCCCGATTACTGGGCTCCTTACTGCACTCGCCGGCCTGAAGATCGGCGCCACAATCGCCGGATGGGCTGGTGTCATTGGTCCCGCAATCGCGGCGATCACAGCTGCATTCTCCGGTCTGCTGGCCTATCTCACCGGC